TAAAAACCGCGACTATGAATTAAGTTGCCTAAAAAACGGAACGATATGACAGAATTAAAATTTAGCGGCTCAATTCTTGAAACTGAAATCAGAAATGAACGCGACCCTAACAGGCTGAATAAAATCAAAGAACAAGTAGAGATGGCATCTAAATATCAACCGCATTCACAATATTGGAGTGATGCACTTAAATATGTATATGATAAAAATTAACAACAAAAACTACAATTACACTTGTGCCAAAGATATGGGCAAGGAGTATAAACTAATCGTGCATAACTTCGCATGGTCGCCAGTTTACGGACACTCCGTAGAACATTGCCTAAAGAACTTCAAACTTCAATTTGAATCACAATCAATTAATAATAGTGTAAAAATTTAACTACATTTGCAGCATGGCGAAATACTTAATATTACTAACAATATTTTTTAGTTGTAAAAAGCAACCAATACCAATTTCTAATAAAGAAAAAGAGTATAAGGTAACTATTCATGCTTTTTCAAAAAGAGATAAAGTACACCTAAAATTCTTTAGACATGGAAATACTTTCGACACTACATTGGTAAATCATTCAATAACATTCAATACAATGATGCTTGAATCAGATACAACCAAATGGATATACTTAATGACATTCCCTAAAGACTTCGGAATGTATGATACGATTGGTCAACCAAAGAATATTGATAGTTTATTTCTTTCTTTAAACAAAGTATCAGAACATACAACAGGAGAAAGCCCAGTAGTTGTAGTAAGTATTGACAAACAAGTATTACTTAATAAATAATGGCAAAAGATAGTAAAGAATATACTACATTTATCTTAACCGAGTTAAGAAAAGGCAACATCAAATTTACCGATGTTGCTTTACTTTTCTATACTAAATTTAACCTTAGTAAACCAACCTTTGCTAAGTATTGGAAAAAGGCTAATGATTTGCACAATAATTTCATCCAAGAGCGCGAAACTAAATTAAATGAAGCAACTATACAAGGCGAAGTTTTAACGCTCTCTAATGGCTTAAAATCGAAAAGCGAAAGATTGATAAACCTACAAAAACAGGTTGACGAAATAAACGCAATGTTAGTAAGTGGAGTAAGTCCAGATACTATTATTGATTCTAAGACATTAACGGCTGTTGACATTGAGCGCAAGATTACATACATTGAAAGGTCTCAACTAATGAAAGCCCTCCGCGACCTCCAGTCGGAAATATCCAAGATAGAGGGCGACTATGCGCCGACTAAGCAGCAAGTACAACTATCTAATGACTTTAAAATTAAAGATGCTTTAAATGATTTTCTAGGCAAGTGAAGGGCACTGATAAGCAAATTGAAGCAGTAATAAAATTATGCGACGATACGCACACCGTTGTTATCTATGGAGGCGCAGCAGGTGGAGGTAAGTCGTTTCTTGGTTGTATATGGCTACTATTTATGTGCCAATCATACCCTAACACAAGGTGGTTTATTGGGCGTGAGGAACTAAAGCGAATACGGCAATCAACAGTAATTACGTGGCATAAGGTGTGCCAACAATTCAAATTTAAAGACTTCAAAATAAACGGTCAAGACAACTACATCGAGCTTGGCAATGGTTCACGCATTGACCTATTAGATTTGCAGTATGTGCCGCGAGACCCACTTTATGAGCGTTTCGGCTCACTTGAATATACTGGAGGATGGATTGAAGAAGGCGGAGAGATTAACTTCGGGGCTTATGATACCTTACAAACACGTGTAGGAAGGCATTTAAACGACAAATATGATTTAAAGCCTAAAATATTAGTGACATGTAACCCTAAAAAAAATTGGCTTTACACTGATTTTTATAAACCATTTCGCTCAGGTACTTTAAAGGGAAATGTGTCATTTATACAGGCATTTGTACAGGATAATCCGTACTTAACAGAAGACTATATTACCAACCTAAAAAATACAAAGGACAAAGCAAAAAAAGAACGTTTATTGTATGGAAATTGGGAATACGACGACGACCCCTCGGCATTGATAGACTTTGATTCAATAAACGATTATTTCAAAAATGGACACGTTGAAAAAACAGGTAAAAGATACATCACTGCCGACATCGCAAGAAAAGGAAAAGATACTACCGTTATTCGTGCGTGGGATGGGTTGGTAGTTATTGAGCGTGTATCAATAGGTATTTCATTAGTAACCGAAAGCGCAAACCAAATAAGACTATTAGCAAATAAGTACCAAGTCCCAATGTCGCACACTTTGGTAGATGAGGATGGAGTAGGAGGCGGTGTCGTGGATATATTAGGATGTTATGGATTTGTAAACAATAGCAAGCCTTTATATCGTGAAAACTACACTAACCTAAAATCGCAATGTAGCTACATAATGGCTAATCTAATTACAGAAAAGAAAGTGTACGAGCCTTGCAATGATGAACAGCTACGCGCAACAATAGTAGAGGAAATGGAGCAAGTAAAGCAATATGCAATTGATAACGACGGCAAACTATCAATAGTACCTAAAGACAAGGTTAAGGAAATGATAGGGAGAAGCCCCGATGAATGGGACTCAATAATGATGCGTGCTTATTTTGAAATGAATAAACCTCTTGCTATTGGATAATTAATTTTTTATACATTTGCATAAAATAATAATTCGTAAAGTGGGATTAGTAAAAAATGCAAAAGACTATTTAATAAAATCATTAGGCGGAAGCACCACCAACCTAACAGAACAACAACGTACAAGCATATTTGCTGCATTAGGTGGGTTCATTTCACTTAACTTTAGCAATAACCAATCTATACAGATAAATCAAGGATATTCGCAAAATGTTGATGTATATGCAATCATTAAAAAGGTTACAGATGTTTCTAAATCAATACCCTGGATAGTAGAAAAAAAGCAAAGTAATGGCAATTGGAAGCAATTAAATGACACTACTATTCACGAGTTGATGGATAAGCCCAACACGGCAAAATCTTACACGTGGGACGACATCGAAGAACAAGTATTGCTATACTTACTAATCACTGGTAACAGCTACTTAGTAGGTAACACACAATTCAATTCTACACTAATTGAGGAGGTTGATATATTGCCGAGCCAAGCAGTAACAATTACCAATAAAAATAGTAGTTTCTTTATTCCTAACTTACAATATAACTTTGCTTTTGATGCCTCACAAGGTATTTATTATAAAGAGTCGATAAAGCATATAAAATTCTTTAATCCTAACTTACAAAATCATTATTACGGGTTAAGTCCTATTCAGGTAGCTGCTAATGTTGTGCAAGTAGGTAATGAACGTTGGATTGCGGATGCTTCTATACTTGGAAACAAAGGTATTAGTGGAATGATAACAGATAGTTCGGAACGTCCAATGACACCCGAAGAAACTAAGTTATTAGGCGAAACATTGCGCCAGCGTATTGGAGGTGCTGAAAAGTTTGGTATGGTGCTACCAACGAATAAAAAGTTAGATTTCATCCCTATTGGAATGAGTAGTGCAGATATGCAACTACTCGAAAAAGGAGTTGTTACTACACGCACATTATGCAATATATTAGGGTTAGATAGTTCACTATTTAACGACCCTGAAAATAAGACTTATAACAATCGACTAGAAGCTGAAAAAGCAATGTACACTAATTGCATTATACCTTTATCTAACAAACTTTCAGAGGCTTACACGCAATTCATTTGTAAAAATCATTTTCCTAATGATACCGTGCGAATGCGCCAAGACTTTAGTAGTGTTCAATGCCTGCAAGAGAATATGAAGGAAAAGAACGACATACTTACTAACTTAGTAAAGACGGGTATTATAACTCCTAACGAGGCAAGAGAACAATTGAATTTTACTAAGATAGATGCAGAAAATGCAAATAATTTGCAAAATATGCAACAAAGTCAAAATAATTTGCAGAATATGCAAAACTAATTTTATACATTTGCATAAAATGAAAACGAAAAAGGAATTAGAAGATATTAAGAAAAAAAAGTTAGCTACTAAAATTGTAACAAAATGATACCAAAATTTAATTCATTAGAAGAAAAGTTTACTTTTTTAAAGGCTAACAAGCAGTTGATTATTAACGCTAAAAAAAGCGCAATAAAACACGCGGATGCTATTTCTTATTCTATACCTTGTGAATATACCAAAGGCAAAACAACTAAGATAATAGCTAAATTAATTGACTTGCCCGAAGATATTGAAAGTATATTGGCGAAGGTAGTAATCAATACCACTAACATTATTGACTCGCACGACGATTGTCATATACCGGGACTATGGAAAAAGAGCCTTTCAGAAATGAAAAATACCTATCTATTGAAGGAGCATCAAATGAAGTTTGATAGTGTTATTACTGATAATATTAAGGCATATACAAAAGGTTATTCATTTAGTGAGTTGGGCTTTCCTGAATATAAAGGTAATACAGAAGCATTAATATTTGATGCAAGTATTAGCCGTGAGCGTAACGAGTTTATGTTCAATCAATATGCTAACGGATGGGTCAAGGAACATTCGGTAGGTATGCAATATGTTCAGCTATTAATGTGCATTAATTCTACTGATAAACGTTATTCAGATGAAAAAGCAAATTGGGATAAATATTATCCTATTGTTGTAAATAAAGAAGTAGCGGAAGAAGAGGGGTATTTTTTCGCTGTTACAGAAGCAAAGATTATAGAGGGTAGTGCTGTTTTACGTGGCAGTAACAGCGCGACACCTACATTAATAGTTGAGCCGTCAACTGCCGACACTCAGCAACAACAAGCCGCGAAAGCACTTGAAAAAAAAAGAAAAGAGTTTTTTATTAATTTAAAATCATAAAAAAATGAACAAATTTGATTTATTTCTACAAACAAAAGGAATTACAGCGGCACAATTTGCCGAAAAAGGCGCAGAAGAGATGGCAACGTTATACAATGAGTTTAACGAGGCATCACGCGCAGAGTTAGCAAAAGCTATCGAAAACAAGGCTACCAAAGAAGATATTGAGACTATCAAATCTGAGTTAGCAGAAAGCCAAAAAGAACAAATGAAGCAGTTGAACGCTACATTGAAGGAATATGGCTTGGCAATTAAGAAATTGTCAGAATGTGAAAAGTCGCAAGGTATTGTTAACTCTATCAAAGAGGCGTTGAAAAACAATAAAGAGGCATTAGCTAAGTTGATGAAAGGCGAAAATGCTACAATAGCATTCAAGGCTTCTGCTACAATGTTAGAAAGCTCTAATATTTCAGGAGGTAACGTTCCCGTAGAACAACGTATTGCAGGTTTCAACACCATTGCTTCACGTCAAGTACGTTTCTTGGATATTATCGGTCGCGGTGCTGCAAGCTCAAACATCATTTCGTGGGTTTACCAAGCGAATAAAGATGGTGCTGCTGGTGCTACTGCTGAGGGTGCTACTAAGAACTTAATCGACTTTGATTTAGTTGTAGCTTCTGAAAGTGTTGTTAAGATGACAGCTTATATCAAAGTATCTACTGAAATGTTATCGGATGTTGACTTCATTGAAACAGAAATTAACAATGAGTTGATGCGTGAGTTGATGAAAGTTATTGAAACAGGTGCTTACTCAGGTGCAGGCACTACAGGTTTGTTGCATGGTGTAAAAACTACTGCTACCGCTTTCGCTGCTGGCTCTTTTGCCTTAGCAATTGACAACGCAAATCAAGTAGATGTATTAGCTGTTGCAGCCAATCAAATTGCTATTGCAGACCAAAGCGCACCAACAGCAATTTTGATGCACCCTACGGATGTAACAAAATTAAAGGTTGCGAAAGTTTCAAGCACTGACAAACGTTATATCGAGCGTTTACAAATGATTAGCGGTTCATTAACAATGGATGGTATTCCAATCATTCCGACTACCTTAGTAACTGTTGGTGAGTATTTAATTGGCGATTTTTCTAAAGCAACACTTTACGAAAAAGAAGCTGTTAATGTTGTTATGGGTTACGATGGTAATGACTTCACTAAGAACTTGCAAACTATACGAGCTGAGTGGAGAGGTGCAGTAGTAGTTAAGAATAACGACCGTACAGCATTTGTAAAAGGTGTTTTTGCAACTGATATGGCAGCATTAGAAACAGCTTAATAATTAAGTTATGGCAAAGAAAGCAGAAGTAACAGAAGTAGTTTCTGAGCCAATAGAACACACACAAAGTACTGAAATCGTTTCAGTAGAAGTGGTAAAAGGTTTTAACGGATTAGAAGTAGGTGCAGTAGTTGAAGTATCGGCTAATGTAGCATCAATATTAACGTCTAAAGGATTAGTAAAATAACATGGGAATACTCGTAGCAACATCTGACTTTAATGGTCAAATATCAACAGATAAATACACTATTGATGAGTTGGATGTTGCTATTGATACCTATGAGAAAAGACTAATTTATGAACTGCTTGGTGTTGAATTAGCAGATTTATTCTTTGCCGATTTGGATGCAAACGGAGTGCCACAAACACAACGTTTTGTTGACATTTACGAGGCATGGACTAAGGATATTAATAATTACTTAGTAAGTAGTTTAGGCATCAAAGAAATGGTAAAGAAATATATTATATATTACTATACTAGAACACAAAGCCAAACGAATACTATACAAGGCGACACGCAAGTAGCTAACAACTTAAACAACCCGAGTGCAATGGCATACACTAGCTTAGTGCTTATGTATAATGAGTGTATCAAAACTTACGAGGCGATACAATATTACATAAATGCTAATTCAAGTGTATATCCTGAGTACAAGGGAATGTATAAAATGTTTCATTCATGGGCTTAACAATCGACCATATAACCAACGTAGTAAATGCAATGGACTTGTCTATTGTAGTTAATTCCGTTGATAGTTTAGGTAGTGGAAAATACAAGCTATTCACTACTAATACTAAATGGGCAATGGTTAAGGAGAAGTTAGACACCTGCACGATTGAAGAAGTATCTGAGAATAGTTACATAATTGTAAAGTCGAGCATTGCTCTTAGTAAAGGAATTTACTATTTAAAAGCACCTTATTTAATTTATGGCACGTTAGTAGATACCAACAAGGAGCAAAACAAGAAGGCGCAAAAAAACATCGATAGGACACCATTCATTTACTTACATCTAAACGCAAGTGAGGATTACAAGGATGAAGAAAGTACTATTGATTTTGAAAGTGATTGCGCATTCTACTTCATGGCTACAAGCAAAGCGGATTGGCTAACAGAAGACCACGTAACGAATACTTTTAAGCCAATGACAGCAATGGCGAAGGAGTTTATTAAAGCATTAAGAAACTATTCATATTTGAATGCCAGCAACAAGTTAACATATACGTTAGATAATGATATTGCCTTTGGGCAGTTGACGAATAACAAGGGAGAAGTAATGGCGAAATTCTTTACTGATAACCTTTCTGGACGACAACTACTATCGAGAATATCATTCAACAAATGTTTTTCATGTTGCAATTAAAAAAAATTATAAACAATTAAAAATAAAAAGAAATGAGTGCATTATGTTCATGCGGAGTATCGTTGTTAAACACAGGTACTCCAAGTTGTATCCCAATATTTGGTGTTACAAAGCAATTGGTATTAGTACCAATGATTGCAAATGATGGTACAGAAAACTCCATCGACCCGACGACAACATTAAACAGCGCATACTTTACGGCATTAATTAACCAAGCAGACGATAGTAAGCGTTGGTATCCAACAGGTGCAATGAAGAATGTTAGCGGAGAACGTGCAGACCCTATTACAGAAAGTTTTGAAGATGGTTCAAAAATCTTCATTCGTCAAGGTGTGCGTAACTTTAGCGGTGTTTTGTTAAAGGGTGGGCCAGTATTGTTAAATCAGTTAAACTCAAACCGTTGTTCAACGTTTGGAGTGTATATGATTGATGGAGACGGGTCAATCTATGGTAAGGTTAAAAATTCTGATGGGTTATTGTATCCTATCGAAGTACAAGCAGCTTCTTTCAATGGTAAATTAGTATTCACTACTGACACAACCGTTGAAAAGATTATGCTCGGATTTGAGTGGGGTGTTGATGAACGCGACGAAGATTTACGAATGATACAAGCTACATCAATAACAGGTATTAATTTATCTACTGCAAGCGGTTTAATTGATGTATATGTAGAAGTAGTTTCATGCGGTCAAACATCGACTGTATTACGTATTTATAACCAATACGGGAACATGGTAACAGGTTTGTCAGTAAAAGGG